TTTTTTTGATTGTTTTCATAGTGTATCATTCTCAGTCAAATATTGCTTAGATGATTTTTTAGTTTTAGACACAGCATCAACTGTATCATTAACTTCAATCTTCTTTGGCTTCTTGTGTTCTGGAATGATTCTCTCCAAAGCAATCTTCAACATGCCATTAATCAAAGCGGCATCTTGAATTTCAATTTGGTCATCAAGTGCAAACGTGCGAGTGAATGCACGATTAGCAATACCCTTGAACAAGAAGTTATCGGCATCATCTTTCGTATTACCAGAAACAATAAGTTTATTGTCTTCTAGTGTGATATCGATTTCTTGTTTTCCGAAACCAGCAACTGCAATTTCAATGACGTAATTATTGTCACCAGTCTTGCGAATGTTGTACGGTGGGTAGTTAGGAATATTCTTAGTCACATCATCATGTATTTTTGCTAGTCGATTGAATTGCTCATCGAAGCCAACAAAGAATTTATCAAAGTCTTTGAATCCTGCGCCGCCAAAGATAGCGGGAATTGGTGTGTGTCCCATATTATATCTCCTCTTACTTATTTGAAAATGCTTTCTTAGCATCAAAAGTGTATGCAGATAAACCAAGAGTTGTAAAAAACTTATTGGCTTCTTCCGCTACTGCCTTTGCGTAAGATGTTTGTGCATCTACAAAAGTGTTGAGGGGTTTTGCAAGTTCTTCATTCTTTACGAATGTTTTGACGAATTGCTTTTTTGCGCCTTGAAATGAATCGATGGCTGAATTGATGTTTTGTAACATAGTTTCTCCTATTAAGCGAGTTTTAAAAAATTCGATACCCCGAAGGCGTATCATTAATCCTGCTTACTGGCTACAGGGGTACCATATCGTTGTACCAGCTTTAGACGCTCCTAAGGTAGAAGAGCCGTTTACGTTCCCATCCCTGAGATACGTTTATTTATAAGGCTTAAGCCTGTCCAATCATTCTACGTGAAACAAAATACGTAGTATTTCCTTCTGTATTAGTTGCTGTGCGAACCTTGTAACCGCATTGGCGCAAATCGCTCATACGGGCACGAAGATTCTTAACACCGAACAATGCACGTGCTTGCGGTGCTGAAAGGCAACGACCTGTGCCACGCAAGTAAGAGATCAAGAGTTCTGTTTGTGTTTTGCTAGAATTTACAAATGCCATTTTATATACCTCATCAATTAATGATAAAAAAATTTACTAAGAATTATTTCTTAGCTTCTGGTTTAGCTTCCGCTGGTTTAGCTTCTGCTTTTTTAGCCTCTGCTCGTTCGGCTTTCTCTTTTGGAGTAATCACTTTGGGACGTGGTTTATCCTTAGAGTCTGCCGCTGGTGCAGGTGCTGATGCTGTTGTTGCAGGTTTGTCAGCTTTCTTTTCTGCTGGTTTGTCTGCCGCAACGGCAACTAGGGAGAGAGTAGTCAATACTACTGCTGTCAATGCTTTAATGGATTTCATAGAATCTCCTAATTTGTTTTGAGATGTTATTATCTCATACCTATTAACGTTTGTCAAGTCTTCAACGTTGACTTAAGCATCCATTGGTGTTTTTTGAATGCATCTTGGCGTTCGGCTAAGAAGTTACTCAAACCATGTTGATGTTGTTCTTCGGCAAGTTCATATGCACGTTCAATACTATTCAACAAGATTGGTATGTCATTATACAATCTCTGTACCATTTCTAATGCTGGTGGTACTTCACCTTCATCTTTAACTTCAGACAATTGAATAAATCTGCCTAAACTTCCTGGTGCATATGCATCTAACGCACGAATTTCTTCTGCAATTTTATCAACGCTACCATAGACTTCTTCATAAACTCCACCAAACAAATCGTGATATTGTTTAAAGTCTGGACCAGTAACGTTCCAATGGTAGTAGTGTGCTTTAAGATAGAATGCAAAATGATTCGCTAAAACAATCTTAGTTGATTGAATTAATTCTTCCATTAGATTGATTCCTTTTTCTTTCCAATATTGTATTTCGCTGTTAATGCCCACTCATCTTTTTCTTTGTAAGAAATGATTTTAATCTGCGACAATGGTGCAATTGGATCCAGTGATTTTTTAGTCACTACTTCAATTAGTCCCCACTCTGCTAATAAATTCGCAATAGTGTTTCGTCTTGCAAGATCATTTTCTTCAAAATCAGTAGGTTTGCCGTCTAGTGCAAACAGTTCTTTGAAGTGTACAATATAGTATTTACCTTTTTTGTGTAATATGTGGCAAGATTGATAGAGAGTTTTGTCTTTTCGAGATGCTACGCCAATTCGTGTTAATGTCTCTTTAACTTTAAGAAAATCATCCTCTTGTTTCAATCTTACTTCCAATAATTCGTCAATGTTCACCGCCATTCTTTTTCTCCTTGGTTTTCAACCCACCTTTTTCTAGTTTTTGTCTCATAATTTTGAGTTGGTCAGAAGTTAAAAGATTTTGAATTTGTTTTGCTTTTGCGTAACTATAGCCAAAACATTCTGAAATCACATTAATATCCTCAACTTTTTCATTTTTAAACCACTTGCTATATCGCTTGCGTGATCTTATGGTATTTAGTAAATATAAAAATTGAGGTTTATTATCTAAAAGGTGTCTACTATTCATTTCATTCGCATGAAAAATAGTATCAGGAAAATAAGAAAGTCCTTTGTTTACAAGGTACGCATTATATTCTTTTTCTGCTAAATTATCGTTATCAGTACCAACCATAAGATTTTCTTTTGATTGGCTGATTGCGTTAATAAAATCAAATGGACTCAATGAACTCATGCACGGCTCGTTGTTAATTGGGATAATTGCTTTAGTGTTTCTTTATCTGTAATCTTATGACATAGTGTAACACCTTCTTGCTTAATATTCAAGAGAAACATTTGTCTGCCAGTGCGAGTTTGATACGAACGCCATTTGATTTTCTTAGGTTCAACGGTATAAATGTTGCCGTCAAATTCTCGGTTAGCAATATCAGTTAGTCCCAATGATGGTACTGCAATGAAGACAACAAAATCAGCATTCATACATTTCAAATATTGATTCGGTTGAATTGTAAATGCTCTTTGCGTATACCAAGGCACTTGTGTTTTCACTTCAACAGTTGCGCCATTGACAGTCATATCTTTCACTTTGTCAAACGCATCAAGCGAAAGTTTAACATCATATCCTTGAGAGCGGAGAATTTCACTCAACAGAATTTCGCCGTAGTTGCCCAACTTAACTTTCTTTTCAATTTCGCTAATCATAATATATCCTTACTTAAATTCACAGTCCATCATAACTTCAGTCAAAAACGCAACAAAGTTGATTTCTTGATTCACAACAAATGCAGATTTGTACTGATAGTCAGCCATATACAGAACCAACTTCGGAATAGAATTTGATTCAACGTACTCGTTAGTGGTTTCAAAAATCTTTTGAAACAAAGCAGAAGGTTCATTGTCTAGGTTTTCTGCAACCCACTTTCGAATGCCTGAAAAGTCTTTTGCTTTCATTCGTTCGACAAGAGCCTTATAGTTATCTTGCGAGACATTAGCAAGAATGCCTGTATCAATTTTACCTGTAGCAGAATAGCGTTGAAGTTCATTCAACACTCTTCGCCAATCAGGAAAGTATTTCATAATAAGTTCAGCAACAACCTTCTGTTCAAACTCTACGTTCTCTTTTTCGAGAATGCCAGTCACACGTTTCATAAAACGACCAGCAAGTTTTGGCTTGTCTGTATTGCTTATCTTAAATTGAATAACGGAGCATCGACTGTGGAGAGGGGCGATGATACGATTAAGAAAATTGCAAGTAAGGATAAAACCACAATTAGCAGAAAACTCTTCCATGAAGTTCCGTAATGCGGGTTGAGTAGATTGAGGATTAAGGTAATCAGCCTCATCAAGTATGACATATTTTCGACCACCAGAGAATGATACGGTTGAGGCAAAGTTTTTAATTTCATTGCGTAGTGTATCGATGTTGCCATTCATCGAACCATTAATAACAATGTAAGTACATCCAAGTTCTTCGAGCATAGCCTTTGCGATAGTAGTTTTACCAACGCCAGGACCGCCCGTAAGAATTAGATTAGGCACATTTTTTTGGTCAACGAATTGTTGAAATGTTGCCTTTAAGTCTGCTGGAAGAATTGTATCTTCAACAGTTTTTGGTCGATACTTTTCGACCCACAAAAAATCTTGTAGCATGTATTCACCTTATTCATAACATAATAATATATTCTAACATAAAACATGTTAGAATGCAAGCGAGTGTTACTTAGCCACACTCTCATATAAAGTTTCAACATCCTCTTGCTCTTGTTGAACCTCGGTGAAGTTTTGTTTGTGATAAATCTTTGCAAGTTTACGTGTGTACTTCTTTGGTAATTCAAAGTTATCTTCGACTGTGGTAAGAATGTCTTTAATCAAATCACGCTCTGCTTCAATGCGTGTGAGTGAGTTTGAAATTTCGACAAGTGCGTCCAGAATCTTTTTACGGTCCTCTGGAGAGGACGGAACAATCACATTACTCATAATATTAACCTTCGTACTTAGAACCAGCTTCAGTAGCAACCCAATATTCAATATTGTCTGTCGCATGTTTGAAATGAGAAATGCCTTTAGATGAAATTGCAACATTGTATGTGCCAGGAATCATCTTCAGATTTTCTGTATTGAAAATGAATTTGAAGTTTGCTGATTGCTCACCAACTTTGATCGAGAAAGTATCTGCATCATCATTCTTAGCATCAAGTGCTGAAATAGATACACTTTCACCATCACCAACAACTGCAATGTTTGGAAGACCCAAGATGCCCGACAACTTCAATACTTGGTTCAAGTTGTCTTTTGTCAGCGTAAAATTCACTTCCGCATTTTCGACTTTAATCTCTTTTGCTGGCGGTGCAACAATCATAGCCTCATCAGAAAGTCCATAAGTTGTTTTTGATGTGCCAGACTTAACTGTTAGATTTTTCGTATCTGTATTGATTACGATTTCTGGATTTTCTAACGATCCAACTAGAGACAAGAATCGATTCAAGTCATAGATGACAAAATCAGAATCGAATGTTTCGCTTACTGTAGCTTTACCCAAAACGTTTTGTTGTTTTGAAATTGTTCTGACAGTAGACCCTTGTTTGAATTGCATACCAGAATTGATAGTTGCAAAGTTCTTAAGAACATTAATTGTAGATTCACTTAGTTTCATTTTGATTTCCTTCATTCAAGTCATGTACGTGTAACATGATTATAGCATAGTGTATAATTTTTAGCAAGTCTTTACGATTACGTCCATCTTTCTTGCCATATCGTTGTGCATATTTCAGCACGTTACCAATACAGAATCCTTCACCGTGACCTCCATCGATGATGAATTCTGTTGCTTGGAATTTGCTACGTGAGTAATGTTGTCCATATGTCGCATCAATATAAGACTTCAATTCATGCAAAGTCTCATCTTCATTATAACGATAGTCAATCATTTACACACCATTTTTTCTCTTTGGAACATTTTCACCTGCTGTGGGCGATGCATTGATAGCGGCTAGTGCGGCTAACGAACCACCAAAGATATAAGTGCCAGCATGTCTCAAACGCAACCATGGAAGCAACCAAATCTTTCCGCCTGCTTTACGCATCCACTGGCAGAACATGTAGTCTTCAGAGAGATAACGTTTTGTGTCTGGACAAATAACGCAATCAAAGTACGCCATAATTTCTCTGCTACCATCAAAGTTTTCTGTACGTGCATGATCTGGACGATATTTTTGTGTTGGGAATGCCGCATCATATTTCTGCAATGCAGTACGTTTAATCATCATAAATCCAGTTCCGCTTTCTTTCACTTGAACAGGTTCATCAAGTCGGAATGATTGTGTGTCTTCTGCTGGATTGAAAACGTAGTCGCCAACAAACTCTTCCAATTGATTTGGATTCTTGTCTGCAAAACCTTTGTCTACTGCTGATTTGATTTTCTCCCAAGAAATTGCTTTCTTTGGATATGGTCCACAGATAACATCCATGTCATCTCTAGTGATTGCATGGTGCATCATCACGAAAATGTCTTGTGCGTCAAAGTGAATATCACTATCAATAAACAGCATATAATCCATTTCACTACGAACGAATTCATCTGTCAAATAATTTCTAGCACGTTGCACTAAAGATTCGTTGAAGATGAAAAACAGTCGTGCTTCGATACCATACTTTGTGCATAGTGTCATTAGGTCTGCAATTGCTTTAGTGTACGACCCGTGGCATTGTCCGCCATACATCGGTGTTGCGATAAAAAGTTTTTTTGTTCTTAGTTGTTCAATGTCAATTTCAAATTGCATATTTTCTCCATAGTGTTATTAGTGAGTACATATTTATATATAAAAAAAGAGGCCACTTTTCAGTAGCCTCAAGGCACAAGTGCCAAGGAGATTAGAAAGGAACTTCGTCTGATACTGTCTCAGTTTTCACTTCGGCAAGAGGATCGATACCAGCATCAATTTTGCTGTACAAGTCAAGGAATGCAGTCTTAGTTTCGCCATCGAAACGGTTGATACAGTACTTGATTGCTTCCATCTTATCATTGAAGATAGTGTATGCTTCGGCAATGTGTGACAAGCGGCGAGTAGAAATCAATTCATCGATAGCACCTTCTTCGAAAGTCTTACGAATGATATCAGCCCACTTCACAAGATTTTCTGCGAATGCTTTGTCATTAATGCCAAGGCTGGCAAACAATTTAGTCAAAATCTTTGTTTCGATTTTAACATCTGGATACTCTTGTTCAACTGTAATTGGGAAACGCTCAAGGAACGCATCATCAAGAATCGTAGCGGCCATGTAGCGACCAGACTCATCACCTTTACCTTTGGTGTTTGCAGTAGCGATAACGTTGAAGCCTTGCACAGGTTCAACAAACTCACCAGTTTTCTTAACAAACAAACCTTTGCCTTCAAGCACACCTTGCAAGCACATTAGTTTATTTGAACCACGGTCGATTTCATCAAGGATCAAAACAGCACCAGACTTCATTGCTTGAACAACTGGACCATCAAACCACTTTGTCTCTCCGTCAATCAAACGGAAGCCACCAATCAAATCGTCTTCATCAGTCTCAGGTGAAATATTCACACGGAGACATTCAACTTTCAATTGGGCACAGGCTTGTTCGACCATGAAAGTCTTGCCGTTACCAGAGAGACCAGAAACAAATACTGGATAAAATTTCTTTGATGCAACAATACGTTTCATGTTGTCAAAGAATCCGAAAGGAACATACAGAGAATTCACTTTAGGAATAAT